GAACCAAATCTTCTTTTATTTTTTGAGTAGGACACAATACAGGAACACCAAACCATGCAGCCTCAGCACCCGTTAATTGTTCAACTACACGAACTTCCTTGATATATGATTTAAAAAAATTATGAATTATATTCTTATACATTGTACGTTTGCGATGAAGTTCATCAAATTTTTCTAATTGTTCTATTCCAATCGCGCCTTGCATATCTAAAGGCTTCAGATTATATCCTATATTGGTGAAAAGATATTTGTGGTCAATTACACCATCATATCCTTCAATCCATTTGTCGAATCTATTTCCACATGTCCCGCACGCCAATAAGTTGTTAGCGCCGACGCAATAGCAATCTCTACCCCACCAAGCCATACTTTGCACGGTTTTCATGTATTCATCGTTATTAGATGATATCATTCCACCTTCGCCGGTGCTGATATGATGCGCAGGATAAAATGATGACGACCACGCAAAATAATAATCAGTTATTAATTTTGTTCCCCAGGTAGCTCCTAAAGAATCACAATTATCACCTAATAAAATTAAATTGTGATCTTGACAAATTCTTTTGAGTTTTTGCATATCCGGAGGATTACCCAATACCGGAGAAACAAATATTGCCTTCGTTTTTGATCCAATTTTATCAGTGATTAAATTTAAATCAAAATTTAAGGTTTCCATTTCAATGTCTATGAATAATGGAACTAATCCATTTTGTACAATAGGTGCAATGGTAGTAGGAAAACCTACAGGTGATACAATTATTTCATCACCATCTTCCCAACCAAAATGTTTCTTTGCAGCGGCAATAAGAACTAGATTGGCTGAACTACCTGAGTTCACCATCTGGGAATATTTGACATTGAATTTACGACTGAACTTGTTTTGAAAACTTGCTACCTTTGATCCCGCAGTAATCCATGAGCCGTTGACAATAGTATCCAACATAGCATACATCTCTTTTTCATCCCAACATTGTCCAGAATATTGAATGAAATCCCCATCTTTGAAATCATCATAATTCTTAGCGTATTTAGGACGATACTTTGATAGTTGTTCAATTAATTCTTTCATCTGAAATCCTTCTGAGATAGGCGCCATAATATGTTTTCGAATGTTGTTCCGCGAGTCTTAATAATTCGTGTCGGGTGATCCATTCATTTCGATAAGCAATTTCTTCAATACAACCGATTTGATATCCTTGTATTTTTTGTACTGATTGAATCAATTGGCTTGCTAACATAAGTGAATCAACAGTTCCCATGTCGGTCCATGTTATACCGCGCTTCAATATTCCGTAATGTAAATTATCAAATCCATAAGGATCTGTAGATTCTCCATTTCGATATGCTTTTATTACATCAATAATTTCTGTTTCTCCACGAGGAGATGGTTTACAACGTCTTGCCTTTTCTACAGCGGTAGAATCGAAGAAATATAAACCGGGAATAGCATAATTAGATTTTGCAATTGCAGGCTTTTCTTCTATTGATAATAATACGCCGTCTTTGATTTCAAGAACACCGAAATCTTCTGGATTAGGTACATGATATCCAAAAATCAAAGCGCCTCGTTTTTTTGCAATACCGTCTATAGATTTCTGTAATATACTTTTCAGTTCATTACCATAGAAAAGATTGTCACCCAATATCAAGCAACAACCATCATCCATATTACCAAATTCTCTTTCGGCCAACAATAAAGCCTCAGGTAATCCATTAGGATTTACTTGTGTCTGATAAGTTATTTTCATGCCTAGGTGAGAACCGTCGCCTAATAGGGATCTGTATTTTATTTCTTCACCTAAACTAACAATAATGACAACTTCCCATATACCAGCTATCATCAATGTTGATAGTGGATAATATATCATGGGCTTATCATAAACAGGCAACAATTGCTTTGAGCACGAACGGGTAATTGGATACAATCTAGAGCCTGTACCCCCAGCTAAAATTATTCCTTTCATAGACTCCACTGACCATGTTCATACCATTCTATAGTGTTTGTCAAACCGATGTCAATGGTAAACAATGGTTCATATGACAATTCTTTTTTGAGTTTACTGTAATCAATCGCATAACGTCGATCATGTCCTTTTCTATCCGGAACAAATGTAATCAACGATTCAGATTTATTCAAATACTTAAGTATTTTCTTAACTAATTCGATATTACTTATTTCTGTTCCGCCGCCGATGTTATAAACTTCACCAACTCTACCTTCATACATCAAATAATTTAAGGCTCGGCAATGATCATCTACGAACAACCAATCTCTAACATTTAGACCGTCTCCGTATACAGGAATGCTTTCATTTGCAATGGCCTTGCGCACGATAGTTGGTATAAACTTCTCCTCATTCTGACCAGGGCCATAATTGTTGCTACAGTGCGTGATGATAGTGGGAAGATTAAAAGTCTTGTTATACGCCCTTACAAAGTGATCTGAGGCTGCTTTAGATGCAGAGTAAGGATTGTTCGGGGCATATACAGTTTCTTCTGTGAATGCTTTCCCACCTTCTAATGGCAAACTACCATATACTTCATCGGTAGATACGTGAATGAATTTCTTTAGATTGGGGGCATACTTCAATGCAACATCCAATAATACCGCAGTACCCATTACATTGGTATGATAGAAAGGATAGAAATCTCGAATCGAATTATCTACGTGAGATTCAGCAGCAAAATGAAAAACGTGGGTAATATCGTATTTGGTAAATACATTCTTAATACGTAATTCATCACATATATCTACCTTTTCAAATAATACCTGATCGTATTTTTTAATGGCAGGTTCAATGTATCGATAATCAGATGCATAGGTCAGTTTATCTATGATCAATATTTGATCTGAAACATAATTCAACATGTAATAAACAAAATTGGAACCTATAAATCCAGCTCCACCTGTCACTAAAATCATAATGTAACTCCATAATGTTGTGCAATTCCATGTTTACCATGGAAACCAAAACTCTTACCTAGCCAAGGAGAATCCATACAATGCTCAATGCTGAATCTGTCTGCAATTTCAGGCGGAGCAAATTTAATTCCATACTTGGTTTCTAGTAGGTCTTTATATATCTTGCAGATAATGTTATCCTCGGGTATTACATATTCACCGGTATTGTCGATAACAAAATTTCGAGAATCTTGAAGAATTGGCTTAGGATAATCTTTTGCTTTAACCGGTGGCTTTATATCAAGCAATGCATCATAAAGTTTACGACTACGCAAACTAAATCCGCCGTTACCTATATACCCATCTTTCCATCGCGCGCCAATGTAATCATATTCGAAAAATTCATTGGTCCATGCATCGGAATTAACAGCAAACCCATCACCATGTACGATCAAACTGTAATCAGCAGTAACTACATGTGGAATTAAATGTAGAGTGATGTAATTGTAATCCTCAGTGTATTTTTTGAATCGATTAATTTTAGTCCAAATTATACCATCCTGATGTTTGTCGGGAAACGGAATATCACTAAACCAATGCACAAATTCAGGTTCAAAGCCGCAATCAGTAATATAACTTTTAAGCAATGTGACCATTGTATTATTTAAAGCATTTACAGTAGGCTTATAATCCAACGCATCAATACCAATTAAACTCAATGTTTTCATATTCTTTTATAATCCTCATTTGCAAATGGATATGGATGAATTAGATTACCATCTTCTCTGAAATGAGAATAATGAAGTTCTTCACCAGGTCTCAATCCAATCCATCTATTCCAATCATCATAATTAAAGCCTTGAACGTATTTCAATAATCCTTTCTCTCGAATTGAATCTTTCCAACCACGTTCGATTGCAGCATTGAATCTCCATATTTCATCCAACGACAAAGTTTTCTCAAAAAAATCAATCTCTGCAAAAAACATCAATGTGGCAACGTCAGTATCGTTTTCATACGTTAGCAATTTCTTATCTAATGTTTGACATAATGAACGCGAACAATTAATCATATCATGATAATCTACAACAGGACACACATCAAAACATTGCTTAAGAATGTATTTAAATCCCATTCGCTTTAATACACCTAATCCATTATGAATCGATGTTAATTCTGCAACTCCATGATTTGGTCTCTGTGGCACACCTTTAATTTGCCACGAATTATCGGCATCGAATATTGTTCTATGGCAAAATATTTGTGTTCTTAAGGCTACAGGCGAATGAGAAGCTAGACACACAAAATGTCCAGCGTTGAACATATTTCTACATAATGTATGTTCCATCAATTTCTTTATTTCATTATTAGAATCACCTGGATAACCAGTGAATGATGTTATTAAAATTGCTGTATCATTTTGCATTATGTGATCCCCATGATGTTCCTTCGAAATCCAACCAATATCGGTTCATATGTCCTTTACCATTAAATAAATGGAATGGTGTTGTATGAATTAGACCTCTACTAGAATAGAAGTATATCAGATCAATAGGTCCTCTGTCAAGTACGGATGCAAGATGTGAAAATCCAGTATCTCCACCAATATAGGTATAGCAACTTAAAACATGATCCAAATTATCTATAAAATTGGTTGATACTTGAAAATCTGGTGGAATGGCATATTCATTATCCAAAACCTTCCTCATATTAGGTGAAATGCAAATTACCTTTTCAAAACTATCATATACGGGTTGATTGTATTGTATGAATAACATGTTCAATACACTATTTGGCCAGTTTCTATATGTGTTATAAGGTGCGTCCCAAACAGGAAAAATTGCAATCTTATTTTTCATTCCTCTTTCATTGTTTAGTTTCAATAGATCACCTGAGATATCTCTGAAATCCCAAAGATTAACTCTATTCCATGGTAAATTGAGTGTGCTAGGAATTTCAGAAAAATAATCCCATCTAAAATATGCATACTGTAAAAATTGCTGAACATTATCAGCATCACTTACAGATCCGGGTTCTAGATAAAACTTCACTTCTGGATTATCTCTGCGCAGAAATTGAATAGCATTCATGAGTGCAACAAGATCACCCATACGCATGGCACCACCAAAGGTACCTAATTTTACATTATAAATCATTTGTAATGTTCTTCGAAGTATTTTGTGGCGAAATTATAATGAACCAATTTAGATTTGCGATCCAAATACATGTGTTTTTCAAATATTTGCTCGATGTTCTTTCCGTTATCCCAACTAATATCATCCTCACCCGCTCTAAACTCGGGTTTCCAATCCTCAGCTTTCCATACAATCCAATTGTCTATATTCAATAGGTCTGCCATGATGCCTACACCGGTGAAATTTGAAATGAATGGACCGGGACAATTCTTAACGATATAACAGTTTTCTAGTAATGTTTTGCTATAATCAATGAATTCAAAACCGTATTTCTTATACGATTCAAGGATGTGACATTCTCTGCGCGCGTCAATATCACCTACGCTCCAACGATCACCTACATACAAGGTATCCTTGAATTCATATTCAATATCAGGACATTGTAGAATGAATCCATCATCAACTTCAAAATCAATCTTATAATGATCCTTGACGAAATTTTCATATCGACAAGTTTCGGTAGGACGATTTGGATTGTTCTTATCTTCTCTATACCAACTACTCAGTATAATCAATCGAGGATTATTGTATAACACAACCTCATCATCGAAATTAACGGAATTGAATATTCCTTGGTACATCAAAAATTCTTTGATTCCTACGAACTTTCGCATCTCATGACGAATCAATAAATCCATAGGTTCATTCAATGATTTAACTAATCCGGACATGACAGGCATACCGTTTAGAAAATCACCCAAATTAGGAGTTGTTTGTAGATATGCCTTCATTACTTCACCGTATCATTAAAATTATTGAATAGAACAAATGAATCGTGACCAAATTGATGATCAGGAATCTTATGTATTTCAAATAGATCTGGATTTTTGAGATATGACATTAACCATAGTGTCTGATCATCATCAACCATATTTCTATCCATCAATTCACGTAAGCTTGTTTGAACCATCACATATAAATCATGCCACAAAGCTTGTGAGGTTAGAAGTTTTGCTCCTAAAATATAAACATCATTCGAGGTTATAACTTCATCAATGGGTCTACCTACGGGATAATCTTTATATCCAAATAGATGAATTTTATTCGGATCGAAATTATATTCCCATTTTCTACTTACTGGTATCTTATCTGGTGAGCGACAATACCCAAAATCGATGTATGCTACAAGATCATTCTTAACAATATTATTATGAATTGCTGTATTGACAAACCATGATTTTAATGCCATCATCAATACATAATCTGGATTCCAATATTCAGGATTGATTCTTTGGTGTGGTGCGATTTTATTGATGAATTCTGGACTTTTCTGTATTTTCAAAATAGCTTCACGATCATCGGCAAATGATCCATGATAATCGAAAGGTATAATCACAGTATTTTCCATATTATCTTTTCGATAATGTTCTACCTTTTCAACCAAATTTGGTGATGTGAAAATCACCATTTGATTTTTCAATTGAGCAAGATAACTAAATCTCTCAAAATAGGTATATACTGTTCGATGTAGATAAGTCGGAAACCCTTTATCTGGAGTCCATTCACCACGTCCTGTATCAAAAAAGAACGTTACAATACTAATATCTGACATTTAATAAACCTCACTTGCGCACAACAAATAACAAACTATCCCATAGATTAGCGGCTTCTCTTATATCGATAGTTTCATATCTATATCCCACGGGAACAAGCTTAATGTAATCTTCAATCCAATTGATATCCGCAATATCTTCGATTACTAAAACTCCACCATCATTCAATTTCGGTAAGTATATTTCCAATAATGCCAGATGACTTTCTTTACTGTGAGGACCATCATCTATGATGATATCGAATGTTGGTAATGTCATTGCAGAATGATAATCATATCCATCCTGATACATTACTTTAACGCGAGGATATTCCAAACAAGCATTACGGGCGCCGAAATCTACAGGATCAATACCGTAAATTAAAGCTTGACTGAAATAATGATGCCACAATTTCAAACTACCACCGCGATGAATACCAACCTCTAGAAGTCGGATTGGTTCATCACGATATCTTTGAAATTCCTGATCATAAAACAACGAACAATAACGATGATTGAATTCCTTATCTGTTCCACCTTCATCATAATGGGTATCATTACGTAGATTATATTTAACACAAATGTCAACAAGAGTTTCCATGATTATTCCTTAAGTTTTATAAACGAATACATCAGATGCCAATTGAACATCATCTGTTTGATTGAATTTTTCTTTCACAAAGGCTTTCCATTCAGGCACTCTATCATATTGATGGACTATGTGATATGGTTCTCCTATGGAATTACACACCTCACCATTGATAAATTTAGGTTCTTTGGTCAATAAGAAAGGTCTAAAATAATCTATCTTGGATGGATCTGCTACTGTTCCGGCTTGACATGCCCATGCGTATAAATCAGATGCAAAATATGTCGCATCGAAATATGGCTGAGTATGTATCAACGCATTATACGACGCCTGATCAACAATAGGAATAGGACGATTTAGAGACATTAAAAATATTTGTAAACATAAGTCCTTAATGTATTCAGTAGTTCCGGCGAGTACGCCCACATTCTGAATTTCAGAATTCTTGAACTGATCAAAGAAATAAGGACCAAATGCCTGGGTAAAATTGTCCTTACCCCAAGGTTCGTCATTATAAATCAATGATTCACCCGAAGAAATTAATTGACGGGGAGTATATGGCCAATCTTGAGAAGGTTCCAAATCTAAAATGTGTTCCATAAATTTGAATGGATCACGTTGAAAATATACATCCTTCACATCTGTGGTGATGATGTAATTATATTCTTCCCATTTCTTATCTTCCATCAACCAATTGTAGATGTAAATAAAACGTTCTACATGAATGGGCACTTTAGGATTTGCCTGTGCTTTAACAACCTGCCAGCCATGACGATTCAATTCTTCTAATGTATAGATATCAGTATCAAATACAATAACGACCTTATCACAATCAATACCGACAGTTTCAATTGACTCAGCCCAAGGCTTAAGTTGATTATAATTGTACCCGGTGAATGCACCAATAATTAAATTTTTCATAAACAAAAACCTCCATAACTAATCGATTCTTTCAACTGTCTGCCTAATGAAATGATTATTTTTTCGTGATTGACTATTCCAGGCCAATCATTATAATCATCAAACAGTGTACTATACAATTTGTAAACACTCAAACCAAATTGATCTTCCATCTTATCAAAATTTTCATTTTTGGTTATGAGATATGAATTATTAAATGGCCCGTCGGAAAAAAAACCAAGTATCAAATATTTACCTATATTACCAACATCAATTGAAAATCCTGCGCCTAAATTGAAAACTCCAGTTGGCTTCTTTCGAGCTACTTTTAAAATCAATTTACATGCATTATCTATATAAATAAAATCTCTTTGATTGTATGGTGAGAATGTATATTCAATTTTACCAGTGGATAATAATTGATCCATGCAATAACCCATAAAAGATTTTCTGCCTGGCTCATAACCATACAAATTTGATCCGCGAAGTATGGTAGCTTTATCTCCGAAATATGCTCGAATACGATATTCAGACATGAGTTTATTTTCACTGTAAAAATCTACAGGATTAACCGGTGAGGTTTCACTATAAATTTTGAATTCTGGGCTGTTACCATAAACCTTTCGCGTACTCATCATAATGAAATGGGATCCGTTCTCATATGCCTGACGAGCAACTTGAAAATCAACGTCGAATTTTTCATTATAATTGTGGGTCTTAAATCTAGGATCTAATGCACAATTAATAACTACGTTTGCCTGTTTAAGAAATTCAGGCTTTTGTTGTAGATATTTGTCATAGCTAAATTGCAATACATTGTTCGGCCAATCTGCCTTGAATGAAAGTCTTTTGCCTATGAAACTATTATACCCAACTACGATTATATTGTTTTGTTCCAAGGGAAGACTCCATTATATTTTTCATTCATAAATTTATTACCCATATCAAAGAATTCTTTACTCACTGATCCTGGATTACCATCTAAACTATAATTGACAGTATATTTACCTGTACAACCATAAGGATTAAAATAATGCTTCAATGTGTTATAGAAAACACGATCTTGTGCATAACCACCATGCCATGCAGATGCTAATTTTGTGAGAACAGGCTGACGAATACAGAAACAACTGGTATCGATATGATTAATTTCACTTCTATTCCATACAGACCACATACCTAGACTTTCACAATTATCTCGGCATACAAATTCACCTTTCTTATCCACTATGTTGCGTAATGAATATGCCCAGTATCCTGCGCCTATAGTTTCAATCATTGATTCTACATGATTAGGTTCAAACCAATTATCTTCATCTAGAAAGAGTACGTAATCTTCATTTACTAAATGTGAAAATGCGGCATAAATTCTGTGCCCGTAGAAACCTTTGGCTCCTACATTTATAGGTAATTCGCAATGGGAAAATCTTTCAAATTCTGAATCGCCCCAATCGGCGAACATATGAGAAAGTAACCAATCTACATCCTCTTGAAATTCTGGTCCATCTGTTACTAGATAACATCTAGTTGGATGAGTTTGATTCAATACGCTATCAATTGCCCGGGCAAGTGCCATGGACGATTTACACGTCGCGGGTATGATAACAACAGCATTAATATCCATAACAAAAACCTCATTTTAAATATCCAATCCAATAGCGTCCGATGGTTTATTCGGCGCGCCTTTATTCTTCAATTTTATATAATCACCGTATTCTTTTTCAAAATTCACGAGAGAATAATATCCATAATGTAACAGCATTTTAGGTCCTGCTGTTTTAATTTCAGCAACGGCATACGCAAGGTGTTTACGAACCAAAACCTCATCAAAAAACATTTGATAAAAATTATAGCTTGTAGGTGAACCTTTAGTGCTTGATGCCATCAATATCTTTTCACACATGTATGCTAAATTATACACTGTGATTTCAACATCACCTGCCGCGGTCTTTGTTGAATCTGTTATCATTTGAGATACACGCAACAAATCCTTATTGTCTTTAACTAGATCACTAAGAGGGGTCTTATAGCTAATTTTTGTTCTATTAGCTATGATAAGTTCTATTACACGAACTAAAACATCGGCATCAATTCCTCGGCCTGAAATGAATACCTTGCTCATAACAGACAATATTTTAGCTTTGTCTTTTTCGATTAAATCTCGCAGAGCCATCAAGGGCACCATTGCTACAATCTTACCTGCACTACCGCTAGATGTGTATGCATCCATTGCCGCTTCCGCAATAATACTTGGTCCTTTTTGTTCCTGTTTTAATTTAGGAGAACCATTGAATCTTTTGTACCAACGCTGAACACTGTACTTATTTACAAATATACTATTGAATTTTACGTTATTGCTGCTTGCGCTGCGTACCTTCGATTTAACGCTAATCTTCAATGCAGTTTCTTCATCTTTATTTTCAGTTGGTGTAATGCTGATATAATAATCAATCAAAGGAAAATTAGATTTCATCGGTATTTTTATTTTAATACGACTTGTATTTAAATCCATTCGCGGAGGTATACCTAAAATACGACGAATGTTCTTGTCGTTACCAGATAACAATTTAGCTAATTTTACGGCGGTCAAAATTTCAAAGAATTCCGGCGGAATCAAATCCTTCGTAGTTTCAAATGGAATTGTTGCATTGGTATCTTTGACTGTATCATCAAGTAATTTAACAATCTCTCTTTCTGTTTCTTCTGCAAGATCAAGGGTTTTCATGTACATCTTCACATTACGAACAATATCATCCGCAGTGATCCAGTCATTTACAATAGAGGGTTTGATATCGGTAGGCTTAAATCCTTTGCTACCGATACGTGTTCCCATATTTGCTTCATTAGGTTTACATTGAATGTGTACTTTACCAATCTTAACAGAACCAGTTTTTCCGCCGGAAGGTCTAATATAGGTAGCACCATAAGGCTTCAAGGATTCATGAATTCTAGTTAATTCTTTTATTCTAGTCATTCGATCCGCAGTATTAAACAACACACGAATTATCAATAAGCCAGGTTGCTTTACCAATACAACATTCTGTTGACCATGTGCTGCAACCAATGATCTAATTAAAGTTTTTACTCCGTCTTTGTCTAATGCCATTTGAATAGTCCACGTTATTATGGACTATTTATTTACACCTTCCATTCGATACCTGCCGGCGGATCTAGCACACCTTTTTCTCGATATTCTTTTTGCAACCTCTTAAATTTTGCATTCATATCTTCACGTACAGGTTCATGCCAAGGTGGATCATCTGCTGTACCACCAAATGCACCGGTATAATGAACTTCTGGTTTACTTGTCTGACGACCACTATCTGTGATTCCTTTCTGCGCAGATTGTTCTACATCATATAAACGCATTTTTGCTTTATCAATACCTAGTACAAATCTCTTATTGTAATTCAAATCCGAATAACGATTCTTCAACTGTTTTACCATAATCTGATTCAACGATTCCAATTCTTCAGTGCTTATCAGGGCGCACATGAAGTCTGCTGTCGCGGGCAGTCCGAAAGACTCAGAAGTATCTTCAAGACCCGGATCGCTGTTTGTAAACCCGCTACGTGTCGTCTGAGTAGCAGAAACGATGGGTACATTAAACTCTACTGCAAGACCACGCAATTCTTCGGCAATCGATTTCACATAAGTATATGAATTGATATTGGCACCAGCTTTGATTCTGGATGAACAACAAATATTCAAATAATCTACGAAAATAACATCTGGAACGAAACTACGTTTCAGATTTAATTCATTCAATAATGCACGAAAATGGATTGTGGATGCCGAAGCGGTAGGGTATTCTTTAATGATCAATTTACCATTGATTTTAGCCAATGCCTTGTTGATCTTTTTGTCGTACATATCTTTGGACAAACTCATCAAGTCATCCAAATCTACGTTCAACAAATTCGCATCGATGCGTTCGGCGATACGTTCTTCTGCCATTTCTAGGGTAATGTAAAGAACATTCAACCCATTGGTCATAAATCCGGCAGCCAAATGACACATCGCAAGGGATTTACCAACGCCGGTACCTGCGAGAAGAATATTAAGAGTTTTGGGTGAAAATCCACCTTTGGTAATAATATTGAATATTTCTAAATCAAATTCAATCTTACTTTCTTTGCGGTGATAATATTCATATCGCTCTTCCGCATTTTCAAAATAATCATGGCCGATGTTAGTATCAAAACCTACACCCAAAGCATCGGACAACAACTTAGGTATAATACCCTTGTCGTTTGTCTTATTTTTACCATCAAGAATGTGAATCGATTCTAATACGGCATTATAGATGGCTTTTTCTTGACAAAATTTCTCTGTTTTATCAAGTAACCAATCAAGATTTGAATTTGAATCTCCATCTTTCTTGATCGTTTCGATAATTTCTATCGTCGCATCTATTTCATCACCCGATCCCTGATGTTCAAGTACAGTCAGGGATAAGGATTCTACGGTGGGATTTGTGTTGTATTTTAGAATGAACTTTTCAATTTCATTGAAAATTACTTTTTCATTTCCTTGAAAATATTCTTCCTTTAAGAACGGCAATACCTTGCGAGTATATTCCTCATTAAATAACAAATTCTTCAGAATTGTTTGTTCCAGATTCAAGTTCATCAAGTATATCCTGTTCTTCCAAAATTTTAGATTCCACTGCCTTAGACAAAATGCCTAAGAGTATATCACCAATATACTCCTTGAACTTATCATCTTTGGCTAACTTAGCAGGTTTCTTATAAATAGATTCTATCACTTCATATTCGAAATTGAAATACAATTCATCGGTAGACTTTTCTTCAATCTTAATCTTACCATATTTGAATAAGGTATTAATATATGTTCCGGTAAGTAACCTGATGTACATGTATTCGGGATCATTTTCTGGATACACATAGGTATAATCCAACCCTTCTATTAATCTTTCTCCGCTCATTCTACTTCCTCTCCAAATGCATAGTTAATATCTTCATCTGTGATGATATCATTACCGGTAAAACAATATTTCTTTTCGACGAATTCTTGAAAAGATTTCATCTGCAACAGAGGCAACCAAAAATCTTTCGTATCAGTATCCTTGATACGATATTTCTTATCTTCAATTACACCATTCGCATCTACTTTTGAATACCATCCGTTACTAGGCTTAATCACATGTCCAGATTCTAATGCGAGTTCAAGCAATCCTGACCATGTGCTAATACCGCCCTCGAAGGATACAGTAACAGGAATCTTAGATTTCTCACGAACATATCTAGACTTCTCTACATTGATAATGAAGTTATATCCGATAACTTCTGTACCTTCTTTTTCTTGTTGTCTACCAATGATAAAAATATTATCTGCGGAATAGTATGAACCAGTTCCACCGCCTACAATATCCTTAGGATACAATCCAATTTCTTTATAGGTATGATTAACTACAATCAAAGGTATGTTCTTCATCATCAAATGTGGTGTCACCATACGAAACAGTGATTTGATTTGTTTCGCGCGAGACATATCAGCAACAGACTTACCTTCTAAGGCATCATCCACTTCTTTCTTAGATGCTAAATTGCCTATAGAATCAATGATAACAATCAGATTATCTTTACGATCAATCTCCTTGAATTGTTGCATAATATCAAACTTTAATGCTTCAATATCAGTCAGTGGTGTGTGAAGTACGCGATCAGTGTCTATACCGAATGATTGAAAATAATCCTGTGGTGATCCAAATTCAGAATCATAGAACAACAATGCTGCATCTGGATATTTGTCCAAATAAGACTTTGCCATCAACAATGAAAACGCCGTCTTAAAATGTTTCGATGGTCCTGCCCACATTGTAAGACCTGGAGCCAAACCACCAGAGAATTTACCAGACAATGCTACGTTAATAATTGGAATAGCAGTGGGAATCATATCCTTCTCAAGGAAAAATTTGGAATCAGATAAAATGTCCGATTCCTTGATGCTGCTATTCTTTTTGATTTTATCTAATACACTCATGCAAAAAAGTCCTCTAATGTGTTTTGTTTCTCTGTATTCCAGCCGATGCAATCTAGAATGATTTTTATAGGTTCAACGAAAGTCTTTTCGAACTGCATTTCATAATCGATATATTTGTTTAATCCGAGTTCATCGGGCAATTTCACGGGAAATGATATTACTGTATCGCGCAATGGATTAGGCATTTTAAGATATGCAAATTTAATCTTCTCACCTTCATTGATTGCTGGATATTTCTTAGTCAGCCCATTTTCTTTCAGTGCATGATTATATAGAATCGCGCCTTTAACGTGTATCGGTGTACCTTTGGAGTATTTACTTACTGCATTTGAATACTTTTCGATACCACGAATGCCTCGCGGGAATGATATATCTTCAGGTGGCAATTTGAAAAATTCAACCTTGAATTCATCTAACCAACTATACAATTCATCCTGAGTTCCTCTCAACATAATCTTAATCGCCTCTTCCATTTTCTTACGAACCGGAGCTGGCGTCGAAGATTTAACCATTTCAAGACCCATAACTTTTATCTTAGGCTCTTTGTATTGAACACCTTCATTGTTATAAACATTTAGAATGTAGCGTTTCTTTGCAGTCCATATTCCTTTGTCTGCTAAAGCTTCACGCTTCATACTCATTTTTTGTTCATACGCATGGACATATTCAGCAAGTTCCTGATAAGAGCGATCAATAAACGGTTGAATTTTAGTTTCGTGAACCCTGTCCATGAAAGCGATCTTTTGATCAATTGATTTTCCCTCAGGACACACACTATTAACAAGTGGGCCAAGATTGAGATAAATCGAATCTGTATCCGAAGCAATAACATAATCTACATTCTCTGATTTTAATACTTTATTTAAATATCCGTTGAGTTTATTTTCAATCCAACGAATCGATAATTGTCCAGATAATGTAATTGCCGCGGCTTGTCTTACATCAAAAAATCTGAACCATTCATTACCCAAAGCACCATATGCCGAATTCAAACATACCTTCTTAGCCAATTGTAGATTGTTGTATCTTGCAATACGCTTCTCAATCTCAAATCTCAAATCAGGATTAGTTTCATTTTCCAATTCTTGTTTGGCTTGCAAAGCTTTCTTCTTATATACCTTTCGATCATTATACATCGAAAACATCATTTCAGGTAGGAAGCCTCTTTTTTCTGTATAGAAAAATTGACCATTCGGAGTTATAGTCACACCTTTAAGTTTAGATGTATCCACCTTACGATACAATAGACGTTCAACATTTACACCAGATTCCAATACCTGAACCATTGCGTCATCATAATCTTCCGGCTCAACTAACATTTCAGGTGAAATATTATATTGCATCATTAAGTGAGGATACAAACTATCCAAGTCGATAGATTCTATGAATTCATGCAAACCTAGAATTGGATCTTTAACGTATGCACCTTCAAATGCTTCATTTTTGTGCGTATGAACGTTCGGTGGTATTTGAATATTACTCGCGCGCAAGTAATTGTAAATGAGAATGTCCCACATACGAACCTGTGCAAATACATCATCATAATTGGTCTTACTATCGTAAGCCAATGTTAATGCCAATTCGATAAGCTTCAACTTATCTTCAAGTTGTTCTACTAACTCAACGTCTACAATATTATATTCGATGAATAATTGAAAATTCTTCTTATACAAATCATGCAGGGAATCATAATCATCGTAGGATATCTTATTCTTACCCAATTCGGATGCCGCGATTCTATCAAGTTTATAGGATTCTTGAGATTGACCAGCAGGCGCATACTTACGATACAGTTCAATATAATCAAGAACTGAAATACCAACCATATCGTATACAGTATGATCTTTACCCATCAATACGGCAGTACGCTCACCGATGTAATTCCATGGCGATAACTTACGTGTCAATCTATCATCCAAAACACGTTTGAATCTATGAATCAAATATGGAAAGTCGAAGAATTTGATATTCCAACCAGTAATAATGTCAGGATAATTTTTGGTCCAAATCTCAAGAAATTTCTTACACAAATCATATTCATGTTCGCATTTGATATAGATTTCCGAACCTTTGGTTTCATATTCACCGCAACCAAAAACATACATAGGACCATCAATGTATTTTAATGCAATCGCCGTAATCGGTTCATCTGCATTAACGATATCAGGGAATCCATTTTCAGAACCAACCTCTATATCGATAACTGCAATAACAATTTTAGATTTGTCCCATTCGATCATACCTGGATTGGTATCTGCAATGTAATTGTACTCGAATCGAGTATTACCGTAAATCTTTTTACCTTGTACAGATTTGTTATCCTTAACGTAATCGCGCGCTTCTCTAATCGACTCAAATACCATCTCTTTCAAAGGTTGGTTGAATAATGTCTTATATTGAGCGCCTGAGTTGGGTATTGTGTTTGAAGGTTCAAACAAGGAGGGTTTGTATTCGAATTTTTCTCGAATACGTTTTCCGTCAACTATACCTCTATATAAAATATAGTTGCCGGAACACTGTACGTTGGTATAAAAATCCATTATTCAGTTATTAGTTGCTTAGGTTTTGGAAGCACAAGTCCCGCGCCGAAAATTTGATCGTAGTTGTCTAGAAAATCTTGGGTAGGAACATAATGATATACTACTGAACTTCTTGGGATATCAATTGTAGCACCTTTTATGCCTTGCTGTGAATACATCGGGAAGGGTGCAAGACCAACATTTGGATTACCATCTTTACCACGAACAACTGCAATGCCTACTGGATTAACAAGAACAAATCGAAATTCATTTTCCATTTTTACTTCTGCTAATACATCTTCACCTGTAACCAATTTGAAACATTCTACTCTCATCTCATCAACTCCAATTGTAATAAATAGTCACGTCCAAGCATAACACATACTCATATCATTGTCAAGGAATATACGGCATACATGAACAAACTACTATTTATTTTGAAGCGTCGAGAGGATTATAGTTACACCCTTCATTCTTCTCACATCGGATTATCTACCGGATTATATAACTCTGCTTCATTTGTAGTAGATATGTTAAATAAAAATGGTATACCATCCAAAATCGAAGTTGTCATTGATAACAACGATATCGACCGCGTGGTAAACGCATACAAACCTACACATGTAATCATAGAATCCCTATGGGTTACACCAGCTAAATTTGCAGTTCTAACAAAATTACATCCAAAGGTTCAATGGATAATAAGACTTCATAGTGAAATACCGTTTCTTGCAGGTGAATCTGTTGCAATGGATTGGATAGCAGATTACAATACATTTAAAAATGTAACTGTAGCATGTAATTCACCAAGAATTTCAGAAGAATTAGATTACTATCTTGATTCTATTTACGGATCAAATAAGAGAAACACATTATTCCTACCTAATGTATATCCTACAAAATATGTTAAGAAGATTCCTAATAAGAATGATGATTATATTGATATCGGATGTTTCGGTGCAGTTAGACCGCTAAAGAATCATTTGAATCAAGCATTAGCTGCAATCAAATACGGAGATACAATTAAAAAGAAAGTGAGATTTCATATCAATTCAGGACGAATTGAAATGCGCGGAGAACCCGTGATGAAGAATATTATGTCATTGTTTGCTCATGTAAATAAGAATGGGCATGAATTACATAATCATAAATGGACACATCGATCTGAATTTTTGAAGCTTTGCGGTAAAATGGATATAGGTATGCAAGTTTCATTTTCTGAAACGTTTAATATAGTAGCCGCGGATTTTGTATCTCAAGGCGTTCCTATTGTTGTTAGTGATGAAATACCGTGGGCTAATGGAATGTTCACTGCTAATCCAACTGACACAATCAGCATCTATCGAGCATTATATCGTGCTGGAATATTAAAACCGTTGAATGTATTTTTACATCAACATAATTTAACCAATTATACTTATGATAGTACCCATGATTGGTTAGTATATTTTTTCACTGGACTACATAGGTAATTGAAATGGCAAAGAAAAAGAAGAACAAAAAGAAATTAGGTAAGATTGTAAGCCATCATCATGGCAAACATCACATCAAATTGCATTGTTGGGAGAATGGAGTTCTACAAACTATTGAAAGAGAATGTAGAACACTTGAACATGCTATAGAAATTATCGAGGATTTATTTCTTGATATTCTATCAGAGGACATTCATGCATGTAAAATACACAGAATTTGGAGAATTGGTGTGGGCATTCGACCATTTCTTCGATGATAAGGACGAATGTATCCCAGCGTATTAATTGAATATTGAGGGCAGGTGATGGAAATATTTCCACGTTTCGCCGGCGATAAATCCTAGTGCTAAACAAAAAACATAATACCAAGGTTTCATAATATACGCTCCGAAATGGTTAAATTGGTACGCCTGGTGGGATTCGAACCCACACTTTATGAATTTTAAGTTCATTGCCTCTTCCGATTGGGCCACAGGCGCATTAAATTATTTTTTGTTTTTTCCTCTGTACGTATCAGTTTGTGCGTGACAGATCAGTTTTCTCAATTAACACCGATTCAAAATCTACATAAAATTTCATTCCCGGACGTAATGTTCGCAAAAGATTTGGATTTGTCAAGGTTAAAGTTATGGCTCCATGAGGGGTATACTTAGAATAAGAATTGTCCTCTGGTGTGCCATTAGTTACAGGCCGCATCGTTACCGTTTCGCATGTTTCTGAAATTGTAACACATTCGACATAAACTTTGGCACGAAACCTTATCATCAAATCTTCTAAACTCATAATGTACTCCTAAATTGGTACCTCGTGACAGAATCGAACTGCCGTAGGTGGCTTGTAAAACCACTGTTCTACCATTGAACTAACGAGGCATTGAATAAACGGGTTTCGCTTTTTAGACGGCTGCCTAACCACTCGGCTACAAACCTAATAAATTAGGAATGGTCAGATTCGAACTGACGTTCTGCTGTTTTCATTTTTAATGCTGCATGAAACCCTTATTTGGTGCGGGTACCCGGATTCGAACCGAGTCATTCTGAGTGGCGCTCAGAAGCCTCTCCCAGGAGGATACACGCATTAATTGGAGCGGGCAATGGGACTCGAACCCACAACATCTGACTTGGAAGGACAGTGCTCTACCAATTGAGCTATACCCGCATTATTCCTTTTTATCTTTTAATTCATGCTGTCAGACTGTGTAGACGGTCGGCAGCATATGAAGCCGCGAATGCGTTTGGCTTCACAAGAGGAACAACGTTACACATGCCGCGAACATAGCCGATAGCCTGGTCAACAACACATGAACTACCGTAGTTCTTATTTGGGTTAATGTCAAGGTGGACTTCCACGTGACGATCAACCAGAACATCGGCAAGACGCTGAAACATTTCTGATACCTTGTACACTTCGGTCATTAGACGCATCGCAGGACGACTCTTTTTCTGGTCAAAGTCGCGTTCAGAAACGAACTCACCAAAAACCTTGCAGCCATGCTTACCGTCAATGTGAACTACCACTACAACAGTGTAGTCAGCGTACCAAACACCATTTCGCTTGTTTCGTACTGAGTCGGCACCTAGATAGACGCAAGTTTCTGGACTCTGCGTCTGCAGGAATGCCTTCACTTCATCTATGTTAATTGTACTCATATCATCCTCTTACATTTTAATTTGGCGGGTTACTAGGGATTCGAACCCCAACTAAGTATTTTGGAGACACTTGTGCTGCCGTTACACCAATAACCCATTATTTCTTATATAGTTCGGAAATGAAAATAATCACTACACATATTACCAACAATGCATAATTGCGGAGTCGAATTTATTTTCACTACCCGAATCGGTATTCCTAATTTCTTGGCGTATTCAATTTCTTGTTTAACACCGTCAGATTCTTCCCAACCAGGAATATCTAAAATCCACATTTCATCTGATCGATTGAGCATGTATTCATTTACACCCCACCAAAAATGGCGATCATGAGGTAAATGTCCTTCTATTGCAATCGAGCGAAAATGACATACCGGTGAATAGAAAAAATAATCTGTAAACCGATTTATCAATTGACTCATTTTATATGCCGTATCTCTTGCACGGTGAGTCATCAAATCTTCATCGGCACCACTCGAATATGGTGATGCCACGTATATGAATTTTTGGTACATTACAAATCGCCTTCCTCGGCAAGCATAATCATTTCTTCAACATCGCAAGAAATAACACCACCGAGACCGTAGCAAATCATACCCATGTAATCGACATGGAATAACCGTTGAAATACCTGGAATTCAATGTCGGTAATTTCAATTACCTCCACATCGCGCATCACATCTTCAAGGTTTTCATAGGTAAGCATTTCATTGGTACCGAAATAAAATTCGGTAGTGCCGTTAAGATCGAAAAGAACCTTCATTCGTTCTTTCCAACGTTCGAAATCTTTGGCGTCACGATATACCACGAATTCACAACAATCGAATTCATCACTATATTTACCGTAAAACTTAACGAGCAATGCCATATCAAAATCTCACATCAATTAGTATGATTCATTATAACACAATTGGATGCCAGTGTCAAGGGTTATATTCATTCGTACCAGAATATAATACCCTTCTTATTTCTTATTGGAGCCGATAGTCAGACTCGAACCGACTACTATGAACTTACCAAGTTCATGCTTTACCGAGATAAGCTATATCGGCATAGAATTTGGTCTCCGCGAAAGGACTCGAACCTTCAACCCCTCCGCCCCAAACGGAGTGCGCTAGGCCAATTGCGCTACGCAGAGAAAAATGCCGGTTACGGATCCGGCACAATTATCGTATTGTCGTATTAACGTCTTAAAGAACCGCGTAGCGGTCCTTCATGATGGTTTCAAGCATGATTCCCTCTGGGGTAAACTGCTCGGTATTGCCCGAAAGCAAAGCTGGCAGGATAGATGGACTGAATCCAGATACCAATGCAACTCCAGTCTTGTCTGCCTTCACAGGCACGTTGTCGTGCGAGTTAAGGTTCCAAAACACAATCTTAGGCACTTCATACCCAGCAGCGGCATACTTGCGCTCAATCATTTCCATCGCGGAATCATCATAACGCACGCAGAAGTTAAACTGCATGTCTGAAAGGACCAAAAGCATTTCAGGCATTTCTGACTGATCTACCTTGCCCTTAACAGCAACGTCAAGAATCTTATCCAACGACGCGTGGAGGTTGGTGCTTCCACCCCAGTCGGCACGAACCAACTGGCTGAGCTTGTTGTTAATGTTACCCCTCAAGGTAACAAGGTTAGGACGATCACTGAAAGTCAAGAAAGTTCCATGGAACTTACCCTTGTTCTTATCAGCAAGGTACAAACCTAGTGATACTGCAACATCAATGCACTGAAGGTTCTGGTTCTTTCCTGCAGGGCAGTACATCGAACCTGAAACATCAACGATTGGCATAATGTTCTTGTCACCAACATAGTTGGGCAAGGCATTCCACTGTGCTTCAATCAACGCCAATTCAGTAGCATCAAACTTCATGTTGTAAGTGTTCAAACGTCCCTTGATTGCGTCGTGAGGGAAGATTGCATTGGCGTTAACCTTTACAGTCTTATCTTCACCCTTAACAAGGGCAGCTACATACTCGCCGTACTTTGGGGTATGACGATTAAAAGCCTTCTTGTAACGCGAACTTGCAACAGAAGGTACATGGCTGAAATTAATTCCATCCCACTTACCCGAACACATTGCAGTTTCAACCACGTTGGTCAATTCAACCAAACGCTTACGGTAAAACTTAGGAGTCCAACCGAACGCATTACGCAACTCGATTGCAACTGGACCCTTACGAGGCATCCACTTTGCGCACAAACCATTACCATCGGTAAGGGCTCGCTTGATCATTGCAAATGCATGGTCACGCAATTCCTTGTTGGTGATAACTAGGAGGTCATCCCAGCGACCCAACTCAGGTACCTTGTTCATCAAGGCGAAACATGCCTCAGGATCGGTCTGATCCAAAAGACGAAGGATGTTGCGGAAAGTCTCACGCTCACCAGATCCACCTCGAATATCACGAACCCATGCGGCGATACGCAACGCAAGGTCCTTGTTCTGCACAAATGCAGCGGTAAACGGCGCGGTGATATCCTGACCACGCATCGAACCGATCTTATAAAACAAATCAACAACAGCGTTAGCAGTTGACTTGCGAGCCTTCATACCATTCTCGGTACGGGCTTCCTGATTCATTACGGCATTAGCAAAAGTAGACATATTCATTCTCCATTATATTAAACAACAGGTTTAACTTTTTACTTCCAATAGTAATTTTTTAGTTGCTGAACTAAACCTAAAAACAACGGGATCGCTTTTTTACTTAGCATAGTATTTTTATTGCGGAACGGATCCCAAAATCAATCAACGGGTTTTGCTTTTTTACGTTAACGTTTTACCACTAAACTACCGGGCATTTAGCCTGGGCAGGATTCGAACCTACGACTTTCCTTTAACAGAGGATTGTATTTTGTGTTGCTGCACAAAACCCTTTTTCTATATGCACAGTATACACTGTACGAAATCATTTGTCAAGCACATTGTGCTATTATTACCGACAGGTTCATTATGTTTTTGCTTTTTAACATATATGAGTGTTAGCATTTTATTTTGCTGAAATGAACCTAAAATAGAATAGGGCGATCGCTCTTCCTGGGAGTTGTTGGTGAACGTCCTTTGCTAGCAATTGGTTCCCCTAAGATCCTTTACCGGGTTTCGAAGCCGGTGCCCTAAATTTAACAGGATAGTTTTTAGTATTTTTATTTTACTGAGATACAACCTCAGCTTGTGATAGATAGAAGGAGGTTATAAGTCCTTCACTTATCTATCACCCCTTAGTATTTTAAGAGTGCAGAACCTATCCTAAATTTTTATTTAATCAATTTCTTCGCGATCATATGTGAAACATACTACCAATGAAATTATAATGGTAGCAAGTGACATAATTGTTACGTTCATTCTATTCTCCGTTTGTTGTTGCGCTACAAATATTTATATTGCAACGCAACAATATTATCAATCTTCTCCAAATTCAGCCATAAAGCCGTGTATATCGCGCATGTTTTGTGCCATAGATCCTTTATCAACTTTACATGCACATTTGTATTCTTTACCGTCATTCATAACGAGGGTACCTTCCATGTAATATTCATATTCCTTTTCTTCGGCAAAAGTTCCGTTGAATACCGAAGTATATTCATCATGCAATGGTGCAGTACGATACCAGTTAACCTCACCGGCTTCGATACGCTTCAATAAACCGGGAGTCTTTTTTGACTTTGGATAATTTAGATCGTTGTTAAAATATTCAATTTTGACGCCGCCGAAATAATCAACCTCAATTTCAAGACCACCATATTTAAACAAATAGCGCCACAAGGCTTTATCTACTTTACCTAATTCAGTTTCGCTTTTATATTTCTTCGGTTTCACGATAAAAATCCTTCATAATTTGGTACCCAAGGTGAGAGTCGAACTCACAACATGTAGGCTTTGAATCTACCGCCTCTTCCAATTGGGCTACTCGGGCAAAAATAAAAGCGCAGGTGTACCAGCCTCAATACGTCACAAGCCTTCTAAGGGGCTTCAGTAGGGATTCGAACCCCATCCTCCTGCTAATTTGGTACCTCTCATGAGATTCGAACTCACATCTAACCGCTTAAGAGGCGGCTGCTTTAACCATTAAGCTAAAGAGGCATTGATAAAAGAATGGATGTCCCAGAATATGATGAACCACATTCATTCCGAGGGAATATAGGAATTGAACCTATCATCCATTTGAAATTAAATCGGTGTACTATCTTGTAGTACATTAAGAGGAATCGAGCCTCATCCTAAATTTGGTGCTGAGACGTAGAATCGAACTACGTTGGCTGGTTCTTCAGACCAGTGCTATGACCACACTAGCTCTCTCAGCAAAATAAATGGCGCCATGCTTCCACTACAATATTACATGGGAAATCAACAAACGTTTCTAGCTTGTTTGTTTCATTCCTACACCGCAGCTAATAAGATTCTGCTAGAATCGATCTCTTTCGCCTGTGTTGCTGTAACTAGGATTCGAACCTAGCCCGGCCCCGGTTTGGTACGCCCCGTCGGATTCGAACCGACACTGTATGGTTTCTAAGACCATTGCCTCTGCCAATTGGGCTACGAGCGCATTAATTACTTAACTTTACCTTTTGGACTTTCGTCTTTGTGAAGGGTTTTCTTAAACCTCATTTGGGCAGCTTCATGCCAGATAATGATACCCTCAGGGTTCATATAACCCGGTGCAGCGACAGATCCCAATGTACGTAGACGTTCTATTGCTGTGCTAACAAGTTCGCTAGAGAACATGCCAGAAACAATAACAGGTACTACATGGCAACATTCAGGACGCCAATCTGCCCAACGTGTGGCATTGAAAAGAGAGAAACGTTTCTCTTTCAATCCATATCCACACTGAATTCCTTGTCCCCACCACTCACCAAAATGTGAGCCGGGACCTAGTTTCATCAATTCATCTTTGTTACCGGTTGCCCAACGAGCAAAACCGTAATTGTCGTCCTCTGGTGTAATCCAACGAGTACGAGATCCAAATAACATGTCACCATATTCGGTGATGGTAATCTGTGCGTTAGTACCGTCTAGTTTTTCAGTAATAACACACTCGCGAGAATATCTTGCAATTTTCGGAAAAGCTACAAATTCAACGTTCATATCATATCTCATTCAATAAAATTGGTAGCGGGGGTGAGAGTCGAACTCACGTCTGTACTGGTTATGAGCCAGTGCTGGAACCACCTCCAGTCACCCCGCTATTAATAAGATGGTGTATGCCAATTGTTACATAAACAAACTTTCGATTCATTTTGCCTTGAAAATCGCACAAAATTGCATGAAAATATTCATGTAAATTATCACGAAACGCCCTGGTCGCGACCCCGGGGTCATACACCTTAAAATTGGTACTCCGAGGTGGAATTGAACCACCTACCTGCGCCGTATCAGAGCGATGCTCTACCAGTGAGCTACCGGAGTATAAACTTTTGTAAGCTTCGCACTACATTAACAATGTTTAGTGTAGCATAAACCCTACGTTAAATTGGAGGATAGAGTGAGATTCGAACTCACGTTACAACGGTTTTGCAGACCGCGCCCTTTGGCCGCTTGGGTATCTATCCATAATTTGGTGCCGGATGGAGGAGTCGAACCACCTTCTGAAGGTTACAAAGCTACTGTTTTACCACTTAAACTAAACCGGCATAATATAAAATTGGTGGACCATGAGGGAATCGAACCCTCACTTTCTGCGTGCAAGGCAGATGTGCTCCCATTATCACTAACAGCCCATATTGTTTGGTAGGTCCGGTGAGAGTCGAACTCACATCTGAAGGATTAAAAGTCCTTTGCTCTAGCCATTAAGCTACGAACCCATTGTTTATTTTGATATTAATTTCTTACGGGTATTAGTCGCAAGTGCATCTTCCGTGAGCGATTTAATATCAATCGTTTCCATCTTTGGAACCGACGTTTTCGAAGTTTTTATCTTCTTAATTTCTTTCGGAACACTAGGTTCCAAGTTGTCCTTGATCTTCAGTGCGTACTTAGGTGTACGCTTTTTACGTTCCTTCTTGAGAGGTGGATCGAGATAATGGCGTTCCGGCGCCATCGGTGCATCGGAATCTACCTTCACTTCCTCTACAGGAACTGCGGGCTGCTGTCTCTTATAAACAGTCTCACGCGCGCGAATAGAGGCATCTGCAACAAAACCAATCTTTGTTTTTGCATGATACAATAGATTATGCAGATTAGTATTGGTTTCACGAAGAATCAATATTTCATCTATCATTTCTTCCAGAGTATATGCATCACCAAGATGGTCTGTCCACACATAATCTTTCTTAGCCATATTAACCTCTAATTAAAAGTTACCCGGTTACGAAGTTCCGGGAGTAGTTTGTCGTACTACCCGAGTAGATCACCATCATTCGATGACGATCCCGTTACAACGTCGGCACGCTAGATTAACTGCCGAACAGATTCAAACATTGGCAGAAGGTAGAGGATTCGAACCTCTGGACCATATTACTACAGTCGCCTGTTTAGCAAACAGGAGCCTTATCCACTCAGCCAACCTTCCAAATACTCATGACATATTGTAACACAACTGGTTACCATTGTCAAGGGTTATATTCATCTTTACCAGAATTATATAACCACTCTTATTTCTTAATAAAATTGGCGGAAAAGGTGAGATTCGAACTCACACGACCACTTCCGTGGACACTCAGTTTTCAAGACTGCCGCCGCTACCCAGGTTCTTTCGGCTTACTTTTCCATAAATTGGCGCATCAGGTTGGCCATTCTCCAACATCGGTTCCCTAACATTATTAGTCGCAGCCTATGGGGTGGGAACAGTTCTCATTATTAAACTACTGACGCATTGTTTGGCCCCCTCGATTGGCCACTCTCCAATACCGCGTGCCCCAAAATGCACGCATTCTACTATTTAAACTACAAGGGGATTAAATTGGCACGCCTGGAGGGATTCGAACCCCCACGCTTCTGGTTCGTAGCCAGGTGATCTGTCCAGTTGAACTACAGGCGCATTGTTCTTAAATTGGCTCTTGGAGCAGGGATCGAACCTGCGACCATCTGATTAACAGTCAGACGCACTACCGCTGTGCTATCCAAGAATAAATTTGGCTGGGAACACAGGAATCGAACCTGTCTCATTTTCCGTTAACAGCGGAACGCATTCACCTTGATTGCTAGATCCCAATAATATCTTTAAAATGGCAGCCTCGTCGGGATTCGAACCCAATCAATGAACTTCAAAGGATCATATGCTAACCTACTACATCACGAGGCAATTAAATTTGGGGTGACTGATGGGTATCGATCCCACTTAAGAAGGGTCACAGCCTTCCCTCTGCTCCTACCGAGTCCAGTCACCATCGATTGAGATGTGAAGGTATTAACATTAATAATACAAGGCACTGTTTTGGCCAGTGGCGGATTCTAACCACCTCTTCACAAATTTGGTACACCGTACGAGAATCGAACTCGTGTTATTTGACTGAGAATCAAACAGTCTGCCATTAACTTAACGGTGTATTGAAATTGGCGTACCGTAGGGGAATCGAACCCCTGTCTAACGCTTGAAAGGCGCCTCATCTGCCACTGAAGTAACGGTACATATTTTTAATTTGGTCGGGGTAGGAGGATTCGAACCCCCGGCCCTATGCTCCCAAAGCATACGCTCTACCAGGCTGAGCTATACCCCGAATAAATTGGCGGTCCCTAGGGTCTACTGACCGTAGATTCATTAATCTTATTCGTCAATAAGATATCAATTTGGTGGATGCCGTGAGAATCGAACTCACTTGATGGTTAAGACGGGTTACAGCCGTCCCCCTTGCCAATCGGGCTAGACATCCATAATTCTATACAATACTTGGCCGGGATATGAGGGTTCAAACCTCAGATTCAAAGTTCAGAGCCTTGCGTGTTATCAACTACACCATACCCCAATAAGTATTTTCTATTCGCAAACTTTTAAACAGCGTCTAACATCGAAGGTGATGCTAGAAAAACAAAGCCCCGGATTTTTAGTTCGGGGCTTGTTTCAGAAATCGTAAGAGGGAAATCTTACATTCGGACACAAACCCAAGGCATAATCGGATTAGCTTGTGTTTCAGCACAATCGCGATATGTCTGTAGTGATGGTTTCGAATGGGAAAGCATTTTCTCTCTCGTTAAAATTAGTTAATCTTTAATATGTTGCACATTATACAGAAGTATTTAGCATCTGTCAAGCACTTTTTCACATATTTTTAAAAATATTTTTTACTCTTAAAAATCAAGCACTTACGTCATTTTCATAGCTCCAGGTAATGGTTAACATACTTGGTCAGTATTTTTTGTATGCCGTATCTAACCTATTGATTCTCAGGTTAGCTCGTGAGGTTCACTCACTATTCACAATTTATGTAGTCATTTTACTCTACTCCATAATGAATGTCAAGGGTTATTTAGCATCTTTACCATCTTTGGGGTATAATATTCTGGTAATTTCGGCTTCCGCTTCATCCCAGGTATTATTTAAAGAATCTTCTAATTCCTTGTTCTTTTTAATTAAGACGGGATCTACCAATTCTTTCTTCGCGAAAAATGATAAAAACCACTGAATGATAGATGTAATGATATTCATTTCTTTTGTGCCTTGATATAATCAATCAACAAACGTAAGGTAGATTCAGTTTTGGCTCTACCTTCGATGTTTTTTTCTATGATTTCTACGTACTTATCTTGTAGAATATTAAGTCTTTTCCACAAAAAATAACAAGCAATACCTGATGGTGTTGCTCCTCCGGCACCAATAAGTGCCTTAATTAATAGGTCTTCCATTTTATTCCTTTGTTTTTCTCTTTTTGATCCACTTTATGGGTTCAATAACAAGAGGTAACTCAGGATTTGTGAATCCTTCAAAGACTTCCCACAATTCATTCTCTATTGCGTACTTATTTAGCAAGCCTATTTCACGCCCATAGGCATCTAATTCCCATGGAGCAGTCCAATAATCGTGGGTAGAATGGATTTTGACACCGCGCCAATGAGAAAGTGCGCTATCTGTTTCATTAAGAATGTATTGTTTGACATGCACCATTTCATGTGCAAGGGTAGCTAGAATTTTTTTGGCTCCTAATCCGGGGTAAATTTCGATTAGGAATTTGATTGGTTGACATTTGCGATCAAATGCCGCGACGGACGAGAAACCTTGGTGCTCAATCTTATCACTAAAAATGATACTTACATGAGCCTTATCTTTGAGGGAACAATCGGGAATTAGATGATCAGCAAAGAATTTCGCTGCACCTTTGATATAAGGCTTGAATGCCTTATCTGGACAATTAATAATTCTGAAACGCATAGAACTCTCCTGCAGAAATTCTATGCGTATTTATCGGAAGGGTTATTTAGCGGATTAATCTATCTACAATAATACCGCGTTTACGCAGGTGATCTATACCACCGGTATCACGATAAACGTCTTGGTATATTACGCGATAAATTCCAGCGGTAGCTATGATCTTGGCACACTCTTTACAGGGAGAATGTGTGATAATCATAGTGGCTCCAGTGCCTGAATTGGTACTTTTAGCCAATTTACCTATTGCGTTATCTTCTGCGTGGATAACATCGTCGGATGTTTTGAGAGTACCATCAGGTAACTCAATTTCACAGTTGTTATCCCATCCAGGTGGAGTGCCGTTGTATCCATGTGCAATGATGCAATCATCTTTTACAATGACTGCACCGACTTGCAAACGTCTCGCCGTAGATAGTTTGGCGAAACGTTCAGCAATATCCATGAAGGCAAATACGAATTTATCCTTCATTCTTCCACGCTTCAAGTTCTGCAACATATGCAGACTTCCATTTCTTTTCGACCATATCATATGATCCGCGCTTGGCACCAAAACGCTGTAGATTCTTATCCACAGATTCCCAATTGGGGGGACGCTTCACGTTAGGCTCAATCTTCTTATATGGAATACCGCGAAGGAATGCATATGCAATATTTGCTTCGC